ATGCAGATTAAACCTGACGCAAATTGCAAGGGTTGCGAATACCTGGTTGATTGGCATGACATGCCTTGGGCCACAGGTTACAGCATGGCGACACAGACAGGCGAGTGGTTTGGTTGTATGAAGTTTGTGGCCACTATCAATTATCCGAACAAAGAGCACGTTTGCCAAAAATACGAAGCAAGAGAAAGGCAGCTGCAGCTGCTGTAATGGAGACAAGCCTATGAAAAACCTCTTAGCAACAATTCTAACCCTGATATTCTACCTGCCGGTCAATCTTTACCTGATGCTATTCGGCCGGGATATGTACCCCTGCTCTTTCGACCAGGTCAAAGACACATGGCTCGGCATGCTGGACCGCGGCGCTGAGCCACCGGACGAGGACGGTGGCGAGGCCGAGGCAACCCTAGCGATCGGCTGGCAGGTTTTGTACAAAGAACACCAGGAGGGCAAGCTCACCGACGAGGAGCTGGCCAGCAAGGTCACTCAGTTGATTAAAGGAGGGAAGGAGTAATGGATGTCATAAAAACGCACGAGGAGCTGGAGAAGGTTCTTAAAGGCAAAACCATCATTGCTGTGTTTAGCGTTGATAAAGAGTTCAAGGGATACGAGCTTGGTAAATATAAGGGCCGGCTCGCAGACGGACCAATACGGTACCGCGGCAAATCCAGTCGTGACGCTTTGGTTGGAGATGATAACCAATCGTATCACAACGGGGTCGGCGAAACAGTCATTGAGTTCGATGATGGCAGTTATATGACTGTATGGGGCTCACATTCAGCCGGGTTGAATATCAGGCAAAAGGGGGATTATTACGAACATGACTAACCTAATCGACATTGGGCTGGCGGTTTTAATTATTCTGCTTATCGGGCTGTTGGTGTTAAGGGAGGTGAGAGATGGATAAAGAAATATGGCTGGCCGCTTTGTACGCTGGTTATTATTTCATACTCGGCACCATGTGTTTATTCATTATCCTCTTTTTGCCTATGCTGTGGGCGTTAACGGAAAAGTGGTACAACCCGTGGCATCTTGCAAAGAAAGCCTTTTGGTACAACCTTGAACAATCGTGCATAGAGCCGTTACAAAACCCACCCTCAAAAACCGGTGAAAACCACGATGAAAAAGAGGACTCAAATTAAGACGTTACAAAGGAAATCTTTTGTAACGGGCAAATTGCATGGAGGAGAATTAAAACATGACAGCAAACGCTTATAAAAAACTCGGGCTTATGTTGATATTTATTAGCTTGTCTATTTTGTGCCAAGCAGTGCCAATGGCGATTGGTTTAAATGAAGGTTCAATAATTTATAGGGCCTTGGACTATATGGGGCCCTTCTTTTTTGGGGTGGCTACTACAATCTTTGCAGTGTATGGGAAGTAAATGAACAAGCCGGCGGTCGTAATCAACGGCACAGTTTCCGCTTCCACCAGCGACGAGCTGGACAAAGCCCTCGCTTTCAATGAGATGTGGGCCTGCTGTGACGAGCTGAACGGCCGCCGGTGCCCGGTTGAAAAGGAGTGCGAGAGGTTTTTTGTTGACCTGACGATTACACCGCGCAATTACACCAAGAAGTTGGAGCAGTTCAAAACTATTAAGGCAAAGAGAGACCAGAAGTTAAAACAGCCGAAGTATGCCGGAAACCAGGCTTTGCAGGGCTCCAATCACAACGGTAAACACTCCCCAAATAATACCGATGCTAATGGGCATCAGAAATATGCGTACTATACCCCAACCGCCATCAAAAAACGAGTAATCCCACATCAGCATTTTGGGCAATCCGCTCGTAAAGAATCCAACTCCCAGCGAGATGACGCTCATGCTGCCTGCCTCAACCGCTGAATAACCGGTTAATGAGTTCAATACGTCCATCTCGCGGTCGTCCACCCATGAGCCCTCGATAAACAGGCACAGCATCGAGCAGATTACAAACAGCATCGAGAAGGCCATCATCAGCTTGGCGCTCATAAGCTCACCGTCTTTCGCTGTGTTATCAGCGCTATTGAAATAATCACAAAGGGTATCAGCACCCAAAAGTCAGCCTGCAGTATCCCCAGCGTCGATATGGCAATACCGGTCCCGGAAATCATAGCCTGCATCATTACCGACCTGGTGACGTGATATGCAAACATGCCGATTGCAGCTGAAAGCCCAAACAACAACGGGTACCAGAACAGCTCTCTCGGAAATCGCCCGGCATCGAGCAGGTTGTTGATTACAGTGGCTCCGGGGAAAGTGACATCCATCGTGCCGTATGCCTGAGGCGGCTCGTCCGGGGAAACGGTTATCATCGGAACGGTATCGGAGTCATCATATCCAGTCGCTTCGGCCTCAGCGATAACACCGAAGTTCAAGAGAGAGGCCGATACATCCGCATCGGTTGAAGTGGTCCTGAAAGTTGGAGTTGCGTCATTACCGCTGCCGGATCCGTCAGTAAAGGTCGTCTCGTCGTATTCCCACTCGATTTGCTGGACCAGTACGCTTGAGACATAAGTTTCGAGGCTGTTCAAGTATGTCACTGAGTTATTGAGGCAGTACTCCCAGTCTGAAACTGTGTCGATTATGCTTGCCCCGGCAAGGGCGACAGTATCCTCGAGAACATCATCAACGTACAGGTTGAGGTCGGTGCCGTCTGCTTCGACCTTGACTTCGTGCTCACCGCTTTCGATGTCGGCAGCGGTTACAATAAATTCAGGATAACCGGGTTTAATAACAACAGTATTCGCAACCCAATGATCTGCGGCACTAATTGTAAAAGCGCCGGGGTTTTCAGTATCAGTAGTAACATACCGGTGAGCGGCTCCGGTTGCCGCTGTTGCTGTATTACCAGATTGGTAATAGTTAAGTCCGTCGCTATAATTGGTAGGGTAAGACGAGACTCCGTATCTGTCATCATTGCCTTCGGCCGCAAACCATAAGTTTGGCAACGTTCCCCATGAAGCTGTAAGGCTTGGCGGGTCAGGGTTGTCATCTGTACCAGTTGCAGCTGAGCCGCACTCTATATCTGACCAGCTTGATATTGCATAACTTATGTACGAGGCTTTTTCAGCTCCTCCGGTAGTGACATTTATCGATGCTCCTTCACCAGATGCCTCTTTGTACCAAGCGCCGCTTTTAACAGCCGTGTTGCTTGTTGCGTATAGTTCGGTCCAGCCGGCTGGGAAGGTAATTGAAGGAGTTGCGTCGGACGTAAGGAATATGAGTAATAGATGGCCGTCCTCAGTTTCAGCTGGCAAGTTAACAGTATGGTCTGTTTCGTCACTGGTATCATAGCCGCCTGTGTATCCCTCAATTACCGGAGCAACAGGGTTAGTGATGATATTACAGGTGATCTCCTCGTCACCACTTACATAAAGACTAAGGGTCCCGTCCTTGCTAACCAGGTACTTATCAGCCCCGGCTGCAGTGTTTATCAGCCCGTCTATAATAATCTCGAAGTCGTCTCCGGGCTCCATCGAGGCATCATCCGTCGTTGTCATGCCGGTGGAAGCCGGGAAATAAGCGATTGAAGGGGTCATATCAGGCCCGCCGGAATATAAAGTGTAATTAACGCTCGAGTTCTGGCTTATCTGAGGTATATACAGTACAAACTCATCATCTCCGGGCGGTGCCGGCATAAAGGTCATATCATTACCTATTGAGTCCTGGATGGAGACGTTATTCACATCCGAGTTGATGTAAAACCCATCAATGAGAGCGTCTGTGGACAAGGTAAAGGGCACCGCTACCCTTTGAGCGGTATAAGAGGTATTGACGGCCCTTACGGTGGCTGAATATAAGGCTCCGGACACGTCGGCCAGTACACCGATGGTCGGCAGCAGGAAGGCAACCAAGATTATTAAAAGGGTTCTCTTAACCATGCCTGAACATCCAAATATACACTACATATATCCCGGCAAAAACAGTTGTAATGGCCATTACCGCCGGAGCCACGAATCCCATTAAATACGACATGAAAAAGATGATTATGCCGCCGACCAGCCCCGGATCGGTCGTTCCCCATATAGTATGAGAGATGGCAAACATCAATCCGATAAAGAGCAATGTCACCGCTCCGGTGATCAGCATGTAATTGAAGCCAAGGTCCTCGATTCCGTTTAAGGCATCCTCGAGCCATGTACCATCGAACCGCTCAGCGTATTCGTCGGCCTGGTCGGTGGTATAACCTGAGGAAGTATAAGTCGGGTCGGTTGTAGTGACGGCCAATATCTCAGGGACGAAAAGATGCAATCCTTTGATGGTCCCTCTGAAATATGTCTCCCCGGTTGTTGAGAGGACCGTACCCATTTCCGACTCGGTGAGCATAATCACATCCCAGTCTATCTCAAGGCTCATGGCAACCTCGATGATATAAGATCCCATTACATCGTGGTTATCCCATGGCATCTCAAACTCTGAATAATCCGATACGGTCAGGGTATAGGAAGTCTCGGGCGGGGTGGACCAGTACTCCGGGTTGCCCCTTATCTGCATGACAACCGGGTCCTCCCATGTCGGAGTTTCACCAGGGTTGAAGTATAGACTCCCCGCTCCTTCGTAGTAACCACCGGAGTTATAAGCATAAGGGTTGGCGGCACCGAGGACCGTCTCGCCGTCGGTATCGAGTAACCTGAAATGAAAGAGCTTATTGGCCGGAGTAGTGGGCGGGGTCACATAGTCGATATTGTAATGAAAGACGAGGAGGTAATCCCCGTCCTGCCATAAGTTCTGAGCAACGAAAACAGACTTGATCTCCAGCGCTGTCGGAGAAGCGGGGTCAGCTGCAACCGGTACAGTCCAGAGTACTATTGCTGTGACTGCTGCGATTGCTGCCTGGCCGATTCTGCCAGCGAGAAGATGATGTCTGCCAGCACCAGCGGCGGGTGGTACATTCCCTTTTCCCACGTCCATAAAGTTTTCCTCTTTACTCCAAGGTACACGGCAAGCTCGGTCCTGGTTACTTTGCCGTCCGTGGCGATGGTCTTTATGGCAGCAGGGATAGCACGGGCTTTATTCAAGGCAGCTATTGTTGGGTTCTCTTTAACAGCAATCATAAAAATATATTAGCATACTCCCTTCTGCCGTCACCAACGTTGGATAGTTCCAACGCTTAATAATAGATATACCCCCATATCAAACACGCTACAAAAATGTAACACTCCTTCATTTTCCGTGTGCTATCAATATGCACAAGCCATTAAAACGATAACGGCGGGAAAGGAGGGCTAGAGCATGAACAAAGCGCTTGGCATCGTCATGGTGGTTGTGGCAGTGGCAATATCGTTCGTCATCTTTCCGATCGTCCTGGATAGTTCCGCGGACCTTCGGACCGATCTCCAGACGGACGCTTTTGCGGCTACTGCAACCGGGGTGGGTGAAACGGCAGCGGACGTTGTGTTGACACTGGATCTGTGGCAGGACACCACTGCTTATATTTCCTCGGTCACTTCCGACAACGTTGCTGATACTCCGGTGGCCGGCACTTATACCGCGGCCACAAACACCCTTAATGTCACGGGGTTGGCTGAGAGCGATACCCGCACGATTACCGTCGTTTATCAGACGGCGGCTCTCGATGATTATACCGGCCTTGATGCCATTGTAGCAGTCGCGCCGCTGCTCCTGTTTATCGGAATCCTTGGCGCAATCATAGGCGGCCTGTGGTCGTCCTGGAAACAGCGTTAATTCTCGTCATGGTTATAAAAAATCTTTGAAAGGAGGTTAAACCGGGTGGACAAGAACATTTTGGCAATCGTCATGGGCGTAATCGCCGTAGCCATCGCGTTCGTCATATTTCCGATCGTCCTCGACGGGGCGGCAACTATTCTGGCTGACGCGAACCTGGCTGATTACACAGGCCTTGAAGCCATTGTCCAGGTGGCCCCGCTTATCGTCTTTGTGGCGATGCTGTTCGGCGGCGGTCTCATGGCTTTCAAGGGTTATTCCGGGTACCGCAAGTCTAAACGGTAAGAAGGGAGAGCATGGCACTATTCGGTTTTTTTGGAAAAAAGAGGTTACAGAACGTCCTTATTTTGACTGAGGACAACCGGATAGTGCCTGCTCAACTCGAGGTATCAAAGGGCTATATGGTCGATCACGGCCACTCCGAGGCATGGGCGGTGACCGCCAACCCTAACTCTCAGGTGCCACGTCGAGGTACTAAGGTGCATTACCGGCTGATCGATGAGAGAGACGCGGCTCCCATTGAAATCGGCGGCGGCGGGCTTACCAAAAAGGATCTGGCTACTCAAATAAACAGGATTGCCCAAGAATCCCGCAAAGCGGCCCAGTACGAGATCCAGAAGCACCAGGGCAAGGACAAGCTCAGGATGTTGCTCGGTGTGTCTGTCCTTTCAATCGCCGTCACGACCTGCCTGGTGCTGGTTTTCCAGTTAATAATTTCCGGGAATGTCCAGTTTTGAGCCTTCCCGGAGGGTATTAGATGGAGTACAAGGTTCGACATAGTTACCTGCAGAATTATCGGATGCAACGCCGGTATGAGCGGGTATTGGTCAAATATACCGATGCCGACAGCAAGGTCAACCTGCCGGCCATAATCCGGGACAAGGCTATCCCCGACGGCGATGTGCTGAGGATATTCGACATCACCAAGAGGGACCTGGCATTTCTCAAGAACCCGCCTAAAAACTCCTTTGTTTGGGACGTGAGAGAGGGCTGGGGCCTTGAGTACGTTGAGAAGCCAGTCGGCCCGGTCAAGTTCTTTGAGGGCCGGGCGGTGCATGCCTGTGCCCGGCTGGGAGACGGCTCACTGGTGCCCATCGAGCGGCCCAAAACCCTTGACACGCCGCCGGAAAAACTGTACCGGGCAATCAACTGGGATAACGAGACGAGGGTTCTGTTTTCCCTTAAATCAAGTTTCCTTGAAAAACTGCAAACGGGCGGCATCGCCATCATAGTCCTGATAATGCTGTTCTTTGCTTTTGTGTTGGTGACGCAATGAAAAACGATAACGACAACGGACACTACTCGGCCGGGCTTCTGGAGGGCGGCGGTACCAAGCTCGAAAGCCTGCTGCAAAACTCCGAGTTCCCCTCGGTAGCCAAGGAGCTGGTGCATCCCGGCAAAGAGCCGATTGACCTCTTGATGCGCTGCTACTTCGACGACGAGAGGGAAGTCACTGCAGCTGCCATGTATCTGGCCAAGTGCGAGGAGTTCAAGGACGAGGACGGCAAGCGTCTGCTTTTAATGAAGCTGGCCGGCAAGACCTCGATAAAAGGCCGCCGGACCAACGACTTCCTGCAGGCGGTCACCGGTACGCTGGCCATCAACCGCATGGTCCAGCAGAACGCCAAGGTTAAAAAAGGCGACGACGGTGAGTTATGATATGGGGATTCATAGGACCAGAGGGCTCAGGCAAGACGACAGGGATGTCGTTCTATTCCCTGCTGCATATCGCCATGGGCGGCCAGGTCCAGACCTTCCCCGGTTATGAGCTGAACTCACCGGACCATAAAAAACTTTCAACCGACCTCGACTTCAAGAACTTCTTTGTCAACCTTTACGATTACAAGAACACGATAATCTGCGCTGACGAGGTTCAGAACTTCTGTGACGCCCAGCTCTCAATGACGGTGTTCAACCGCTTGATCGGTTATGCTGCAGCTCAGAGACGTAAAGCCAACATCGGCATTTTTTACACCGTACAGTCATGGGACTGGGTTTACAAGCGGCTCCGGCAGCTTACCCACCTGGTGACCTTGTGTTATGACCTGTACTGGACTGGTTGGGGCAGGGAGAACGGGTTGAAGCGTGGCGAGCAGCTGCGCATGACAACCTATGACTGCAAGGGGTTTTTCACCGGGCGGCCATGGTCGCTCATGTCTCAGAAGGTTTTGCACGGCACCGCCCTCAGGCCTTACTTCAACTCCTATGCAGTGGTTGACCTGTTCGAGGGCATGCGCAAGTACGAAGTTAAAAAGGCAACCACCGTATTTGATCTCAGGCCCGGTGCCGAGGAGCCGGACGAGTCTCCGTTCGACGAAGGTCCTGACATGGGCAAACTTGTCAAGGCCGCCAACGACGAGGAGCTGATAAGACAGCTGGCAACCAACACCAACCCGAAATTGCTCTCAAAACTGCAAAGGCGGCTCAATACCAGTGAATGATCGTGTTTTTGAGAGTTTACGCACAAAATTGACCTCGTACAATCGAAATACAGCCCCGAAAAGGAAGGGGTCAATACGATTGGATTCAGGGTTTTTGAACGTAAAACGACTCCTGGCAGTTCTGGCCGTTCTGGTCCTTGTTCTGCCTTCGACTCCGTTATTGGCGGTCGTTTACCCCGACGTTATCACCGATTACATCGATGTCCAGTTCGAGCTTGTCGAGGAGACACCGGTATCGGTTACCTTCGAGGTAATCGTCACCAACTCGTCCAACTATGACCTGAGCAAGCTGCCGGTTGAAATCTTGGTCGATGGCGCTCCGGTAGAGACCATCACGCTGACCAAGCACGAAAAGTACAGCTACAAAACCAAGGAGCCGGTGTATTCCGAGGTCCAGAAATCCTACACGTCCAAATACGGCATATATGACGTTACAGACGCTTCAAAGGACGAGGCTGGCAATACCTTCACCGATTACGACAAGGACGGCAAGGTTGTATATGAGGGCTATTACGAGACCTTCGATAAAACCAAATTAACCTGGTACTGGACAGAGAGCGAGATAACCGGCGAAAAGACGGTTGACAAGGTTGACGATGTAAAGACGGATTACAAGGTCAGGGAAAAGGGCGAAAAGGTTAAGACGACTTTTCTTGAGCTTCCCACAAAAGACGACGGCAAAACCGGGTACGGAGCCGGGACAGCTTATTACACCATCACGCTCGATACCGGGCTGTTGACCACTTCCGAGGGCTGGGGATCAGCCGGGGTAATGACATGGAGAATCGCCGGCAAGGATTACAAGGACCTTGAGAACTCGTCCTGGTGGGCATCGAGTTGGCGGTACAAGATGCGGCTCACCTTCGACGGGATGGCCGCTGTTGCTGAGGACCTGACCGACTTCCCGGTTTCGGTATTTCTTGATAACACCAACTTCGACTTTTCCCACGTCCAGCCCGACGGGGACGATATACGCTTCGTTGACGCTGACAATAACAATTTAGCCTATGAGATTGATTTAAGCTCCGACTGGACCGATGAGGCATTGATGTACGTCTGTGTACCCTTCATCGAGGCCAGCAGCGCCGATAATTATATCGATATGTACTTCGGTAATCCGACCTGCGGCTCCGGGGAAAACATTCATGATACCTGGAATGATGATTACGTCTTCGTCTCCCACATGAACGACGACGCTTTAGGAACTGGAATCCTTGACTCTACAAGCAATGCTAATCATGGCACAAAAGGGGCAGGAGCAACAGCACCGACTGAAGTAGATGGATTGGTGGGGAAGGCGCAGTCGTTTGATGATACACATTGGTCGCTGAAAACTCCCGTTCTAAATTTATCTACATATACCATTGAATCGTTGCATTATTTGACGGCATCTCATGTTGGTTTCGGTGCCATAGGTGGATATACCAGCAGCAGAAGAATATTAACAGTTTGGTCTGGTGACTACGGTATTTTGCACCAAATTCCAACGGGATGGTATTCAACAACAAGTTTTACTCCAAGTGCGTGGGAATCTTATGCGTTTACCGACAACGGCGCAAGCCAAGCATGTTATCTCAACGGCGATAGTGCCGGAACAGGCGCATATACCACAACTATTGCAAATAATTGGTACATTTTAAGCTACGGCAACAACACATATTATAATTCTACGGGACTTTCATGCGAGTACCGTATCTCCTCCACAGCAAGGGGGGAGGGATGGATAAAGGCGACTAATCTGACGCTGAGGGATTTGCTGATAGATTACGGTTCCGAGACGTGGGCTGATATTCCTCAGGGGCCGACTGATTTAACCTACACGATAGACGGGGACGATGTCATTTTGAACTGGGTCAAGGGTTTGAGAGCCGACATAACCGTAATAGTGCGGAAAACAGGCTCATATCCTATGACTCCGGCCGATGGTGAAGTCGTCTATGACGGAGCCGGAATCACCGCCACCGATGCGGATATAGTCACTGAGACAAACGAGCTCTATTACCGGGCCTGGAGCTATAACGACTGGGGCTACTCGATAGAGTATGCCGAGGCCAGAAAGGGGGCGCTTATGACTGAGCTGTTCATGGTACTTGGACTGACTGCCTTTGCCTTTTGGCGCAAAGAGATTTGGGTTTACCTGCCGGCGATTATGGCCCTCGTATTTTTCGGGATGCGATGGGCCGAATCCGATTTGATATTCGGCATGCCCTTCTTTGCGCTGGCACTGTTTATGACGGTCAGGCTCGGCTGGGTCACATTCCAAAAAGTGAGGAATTAAATGGCCGACCTGCTCAGCCGCCAACCACCGAGACCGTACAAGCTGCCCGAGTCAACTCAGACCTCAGGCCAGTTTCCCCGGCAGCAGTATGCCCGGCCGGAAGTATTGACCGCCGGCAAAAAGAAACAGGACCAGCCCCGGGCTTCAGATGAGAGCATTGCCCGGGCCCAAAACCTCGCTACCAAGATTCAGCGCAACCGAAATGAACGCCTGAGAATGTTATTCCCGGAAGCCCCTCAGGACGCAACCTTCGAGTCATACCAGCAAAACGAACTGCAGAACGCCCTCGACCGTATGCCCGGGGAACAAAGGGAGCGCTATAACTGGCTCGTATCACAGGACCAGAAGCTCAGGGGAGAGCTGACAAAGATTATCGGAGACCATGTTGGCACCACTGCCACCCGTACAACCCGGACCACTACCCAGCGAGCGCCGGCACAGACACAGTCTCAGTTCTCGCCCGGAACTCAGGAGATCGTCGGCAAGTACGTTGACTCCCGGGGCCGCATCAACGTCATGACCATGGCCAAGGATGCCGTGGCCGAAGGGTACAACTCTTTCAAAGGCGATAAAGCCAAGCGTGAGCAGTGGGCAAACGCCGCCAAGGAGCTGGGGATCGCCGGGGAGTTCTCCGAAGCCGTCGAGTATGCCACCAACCTCAAGATATACGGCGACCGGTCCGGCCGGCTGGATGTCGAAAGGATGATTGCCGATGGAGCCACTCAGGAGCATATCGAGCGGTTGACAGGCCTCGGCGAGCAGGAGTTTGCCGACATCAAAACCGCCTCAGGATATAAGACGGACCAGGGTAATATCGACGTTACCAGGATGGTCAAGGAACTGCCTCAGGCCGACGTGCAGCGGATTATGGGAATATCCGAGAGCGAGTACAAAGACCTGCAGATAATTGCGGCCCACACCGACGAGCAGGGCAATGTCGATGTGGCAACGCTGATTAGTTATGGGTATTCTCAGGACCTTCTTAACCGAACTCTTGGCCTCAGTCAGGTTGATTACGATTTAATTAACAAGCAAGTGCGGGCTCAAAACATACTGAAGCCTTATACCGTTAATGGGGACCTCGATTTAATGAAGGCGATAGAAGCCGGCCACATAGACCAGGTACAGATAGCATACGATCTTCCTCAGGCGGACCTTGCTCAGGCTTTCGATTACCTCGAACTCAAGGACAAGGGCTACATCGACAACCAGGGAAACGTTGACGTTATGCAGATCCTCGTTGACGGCAAGGTTGACGACCGGACGCTCACCAATGCCCTGCAGCTGCAGCCGGCTGACCTGAGCACTTACAAGACGGTGGCCAAGTACGTTGACGCTGAGGGCAATATCGACATCATGAAAGCCGTCCAGGATAACGCTCTTCCGGACATTCAGAAGCTGGTTGACGTGCCTCAAGCGGACCTCGCCAAGGTGTTCGATTACCTCGAGCTCAAGGACAAGGGCTATGTGGACCCGGAGGGCAAGGTCAACGTCATGGCCGTGATTAAGGACGGCAAGATTGACCAGAGAACCTTAACCTCAGCCCTCGACATCTCAAAAGCCGATTATGACGAGTACTCTACCCTGGCAACTTACATGGACAAGGACGGCAATATCGATGTATTGAAAGCCCTCGACCAGGGCGTTAAGCCCGAGCTCCTGCAAAAGCATCTCGACTTCGATATGAAAGAGATTGAAGCTATCCAGCAGCAGCAGGCCGCCATGGGCAAGCTCGGCCAGTACCTCGATGTGGGAATCCAGGACAAGGCCGTGAGCTCGAAGGAGGCCCGGCTGCTCAAGAACCCGAAGGTAGACGTGCTCACCGCCATCAAAGAAGGGGTCGAGTTCGAGACGCTGAATAAGGCTCTCGGCATGGAAAAGGCCGACTATGACAACCTCAAGGATCTCTCGGCCTACACCACCAAGGACGGTAATATCGACGTGGTGAAAGCCCTGTACAATGGCGCTGATCCGGACAAGCTCCAGAAGCAGCTCGACATCTCCGACAAGGAAATGAAAGAGCTGGTCGATTATGCCAAGTACGAGTACTGGGAGCCCCGCTATACAGCCCTTGCAGCTGAAGATATCGATAGGATGGTTGGAAAAGATTGGAATCAACACGAAAAAGCGGCTGTTGTTGGGGCCATGATAGAGGCCGGTCTTTATGACCAAGGCATTAAGGCCAGGCTTGATAAAATAGGCATACATACCACGCCTGACGTTAACAAAGCTTGGAATAGTTTAAACGATGAAGAAAAGGAAAAAGTGGCGAGCCTGTACATGTCATGGTACGACCGGGTGGCCGCGACGAACATGCCTTTAATTGAGGCTTCCTTTGAGACTGTTGATAAGGCAGCCCAGGCGGTCAAAGAGGGAGGCGTTAAAATCCCTGAATGGGTGAGTAGAGCGCTGATAGGTGTATTCCCGGCTCTTGGGGCCGGCAGCTACGCCGCTTTTGTGTCCGAAGAAAAAGTTGAAGATTTTCGAAAATTCCGTGAATCTGTTCAGGAAAAAATACATCAACATTTTAACGAACCCATTCGGGCATGGGCCTCAGAAGGGAACGCGGCCCAAAGAGGTTTACGTAATTATCCTGCCGGCGCAGCTGACATCTTGACGGGCTTAGTGGTTGATATTCCGCTTACTGTATTAAGCATCGGAGAAAAGCGAGCACAGAAAGATTATAACGCAGCTGCAGCTGAGGCTGTTGCGCTTGGCGGCGGGATGCTTTTATTCCCTGCGCAGCTCGCTAAAAAAACATTGAGGGATTTCCCGGCCGGGGTAGGTTACACTGCGGGAGCGCTTACCCTTTTCACCGCAACCAGGGGAATCGTGAAACTGGCCAAGAAGGGCCGGGCATATGCTGATCCGTACGGTATTCCTGACCGAATGGCAGCGATTGAATTTTCGACCGGCCGAGTACCGGTTGGCAAAACAGCAAGCGTCAAACTGGTACAGGACCTGGTAACCAAAGCTACTAAAGAGATAGTAAGCGGCAAAGAATCCGGCGTTGTAAGCAAAGGAGGCTGGCAGATCAAATACAGGACCACTCCCATACAAAGAGCCAATGCCAGCGCTGTTTTCCATGGCACCCCTGATATTACTCCCATTGCCAAACTCAAGCCCGGAGAGACGTTTGTTGTGGATCCGGCAAGCCCACTGTTTACTTCAGCGTATGCTACGCCGCGGTTTGTTGCGGCGACTTCTATGGGCAAGCCGGCAGTTAAACCGGGTTACATGATGGTGATTACCGATGCCGGTAAGATAATGACCCGGGAAACAACTGCCAAAGGAGTAACCGGTCCGTTTAAGACTTACAAAGGCAAAATCGAGACCGAGGTTGTTGCCAATCCTCAATCAGCTTTTACTCGGGCGAAGAACCTCAGGACCAGGATACTTGGACCGAAAGCCGGCGAGTTTTTTACTCAATACATGGGCCCGGATGTACCGGGGCTCCGAAGCGGTTCTCTGGTACCGGTGGTCGTCATGCTGGACAAGGGAATAACAAAGGGGCCGCTCTCCCCGGCGACCTTGTACGCTGCTAAGCTGACGATGATCCGGGAGGCGTTGATAGATTACGCAACAGCTCTCAAACATCCAAAACGGACCATCAACGACATAATCAGCGGACGTAAAGGGCCGCCTGGCGTACGTGAAATGGAGTTAGCCAGGCTTACTCGGGAGCTCGAAGCCAAGGCCGTTGAGAATGTTCTCAAAAAGGATCTGAAAGGAAAGAAGATCGAAGAGGCTCTCCGGGTCGAACTCGAGCGGCAATTCCGGATCAACGCTGAAAGGATTTATCGGGAGCTCGGCGCTGCAAAACTCGAGCAGTATTACTCCACACCGGAAGGTAAGCGCCGCTATGAGGATCTATATACCTCGTACATGGAACCGGTTTTAAGAGACGCGGTGCGAACCTATGAAACAACCGATGCTATGGCCCGGACGGCAGTTGAATATACTGAGTCGATGCCGCGACCGACCCTTGAGACACCTTCTCTTGAAATTGAGCGCGAGCTGCCGACTGAGGAGCGATACATAATGACTGTCAAGCGACGGCAGTCATTAAGAGAGCATCCGAGGGTTACCGGCGAGAGAAGGACCATCGACGAGAGGCGCGATACTTCACCGGAACGTGAACTGTATGTTACCAGGTCTATTGAATCACCGCCCCGGCGCGGTACTGCATCAGAGCGTTATGATATGAGAGTAGTTTACGATTCAACGCGAATGACGGATAGAAGGACGCCAATAAGAATAGAGCCGCCGAAGCTACCGCCTCCGCCTCCGCCGCCTCCTCCGCCAATAGAGCCGCCGCGGATTCCACCGCCGAAGCCGCCGAAGCGACCGCCGAAGCGACCGCCGGAAGAGCCCGGCACCGGGAGAAATAAAAAGAAACGATTGGATAAGCCCGGTACAATTCACTGGCGGCAGGGGCTCTGGTGGATCAGCTTGGTACCGCGGGGCCGAGACAATTACGTTAAACTTTACTCGAAAGCGCCGCCTCCGGACGCACCGGTCCACAAACGAACACCTGAGGAAACGTTCTTTATCAAGGGCGGCCCGGACAAAGTTCCAAAAGAGGTCCTTGTTGACATGGGGATACAAAGTGTTAAAATAAACCCAACTGGAGACCCGAACCTCAGGTTTAAACGGAGACGGAGACGATGAAAAACTGGATTAATAGACATTTGAATTGGCTGATTGTGATCACGCATTTTGGATTGATTTGGGGATACGGCATATTTTTAGCCGTATTCGACGAGCTCACACCTCCTCCTGCTTTTGCTTTCACAATTTTCGCTGTTCTGATTTTAGTTAATGCTTATGTTTTATTTAAAAAGGGAAGGAGTCTTTTTTGGATGCTTACCCTGCCGTTGACGGGTTTTATTTTTCCCTTAATGCTCGCCAATAAAAACACCGGTCAGTACCAAAACAGCAAAACCCCGTCCGGGCAAACCGTCCAGCACCGCCCCTAAGGCCGTTACAATCTTTTGCAACGCCCCTTTAGCCTTTTCTTGGTGTAATTCTATTACCCCGTAATTGAGACCGCCTTAAAATCGCAATTTCATGTTATCGACCGGGCTCCACTTTTTATGACCATTCATGGCATCCTCTGACTTCAACGAAGCGACATACCTTTGAGTCATATCAAGCGTTGAATGGCCGAGGATATACTGCAGAGTAAAAACGTCGCCGCCGTTCCTCAGGTAATTGATAGCGAAGGTATGCCTGAATGTATGAGGGCTGCAGCGTACGTCCGTTATACCAGCCCGATCCTTAAGCCGGCGTATTATCATCTGGATGCCCATTTTATGCAGGGGCTTGTTTTCCTCGGTGAGCCATACGTTCGGCAGGTCGTCATGCCGTTTGAGCAAGTATCGAAGCAAAGCCTTCTGTGCCTGTTTGCCGAACCTTACCCTGCGTTGCTTGCCGCCTTTGCCCATTACGGTGACGGTTTCCTGCTCAATGTCAACGTCTCTTAATGTCAGGGAGGCGCACTCGTCCAAACGCAGGCCGGTATCCAAAAGTATAAGAATGATAGCACGGTTGCGAATCCCGTTCTTGGTCCCGTCGTTGCAAAGAATCAGCATGTCGCGGATGTGGCCTTCGTTAAAAGCCTCGATGATTCTGCTCTGATACTTGATGTGTCCAATTTTTTCGCCCGGGTTCTCCGGAATTATGTCCATCTTTACCATCCAGTTAAGCCAACGTTTCACTACCCGGTAGTAATCATGGACCGTAATCGGCTTTACCCTTTCCCGGCAATGTTCGATGTACTTCATTAAAACGAGCATGTCTACCTGTTCAACCGAAGTGATGCAATAGCGTTCCTTGCAGAACTTGACGAAATAGCCCAAGAATACCCGGTAAGTGTCAACCGTTTTGGGCGAGTAATTCTCTACCTTGCAAGAAAGCAAAAACAGGTCTATATGACGAAGCAGAACGTCACAATTTACGTTTGCGCCTTCGTGAGTTTTTTCACGACGCAGATGGTCTAGAGCCAT